TCCATCCAAAATGCAGATTCTGTAGAAGAAGCGAAGGTTATATTTGAGACCCTTCAAAGCGCAGCGGGACCATCTACCAAGAAGGCTCCAAAATCGTTGAGCGAAGCAATCAGTCGACCATCGCTAACTGTGTCAAGACGAAGAGGGGAGAATTCAAAGCGTGAAAGCGTTGTGAAGAATCGTTTCCAAGCATTGGCAGGAATCAAAAACAAATAACAAGGAGGACAATTAATAATGTCTATTTTAAATAAATTGACTGAAGGAATTCAGTCACGCGACCTCCAAAAAGAGGGCGATGCTCTTCTCTCCAAGTGGGAAAAGACTGGCCTTTTGGAAGGTCTCGAAGGAGATGTCAGCCGTAACGGCATGGCACGACTCCTAGAAAACCAAGCCTCGCAGCTTCTGAAAGAAGCTTCTTCAATGGCTGCTGGTGATGTGGAAGGCTTTGCGTCTGTCGCATTCCCACTTGTCCGTCGAGTATTCGGTGGGCTCCTCGCTAACGATCTCGTCAGCGTTCAACCAATGAGCTTGCCATCTGGCTTGATCTTCTTCTTGGATTTTACCTATCAGAAGACCAATCTAGGGGCTGACGCCGGAGACTCCGTTTACGGTGGTGGCGTTGTGGCTAGTGCAATCACTAGTGGTGTCTCAGATGTCACTGAAGAGGGCGGCGGTCTCTATAACTTAGCTAACGCCTATTCTTCACCGACTGGCTCTATTGCTCTGACTGTTGTTTCTGATGCCGATCCGTCATCTATGGCGACAAATGCAAATGAGATTAACGATGGCGGCACAACTGCAAATACTCCATTCGCGGCTGCTGGTACAACTATCGCAAGTCTAAGCGCGGCTCAGAAGAAGGCTATCCGTTGGGATCCCGATGTCTTGTCGACTACCGACACAACCGATGAAATCTTCGGTCTCCAGGTTCGTCTGCAAGCTGGCGATATGCAGAAGGTCAACAAGGATGCACTTGGTGCTATACACCTTTCGACAGTAGCATCTGGCACTAACGAGCCTGCAATGGGACTCACTGGTGGCACCATGCTTCGTCGTTTGACTCATTTGGGTTATCGCGATAGCGATGGCGCAATCGTTGCAAATTCGAAGGATGACTACATTTCCCTCTATTGGCACGCAACCACGGCTGGTACCATTGATGGACCAGGCGGTGTTTTTCTTGTGTACCCACAGAAAGATGCATTCGCTGCTGGCACCGAGATTGGTTCTGTTATCGGACAGGACAGTTGGGGCCTTGAAGAGCCTACTCCAGGAACTGGCACTGCTGGTTCTGAGACTGGCAAGAACGCCATCCCTGAGATCGACATCAAGGTCGATAGTGCTGCTGTGACGGCGATCACCAAGAAGCTGAAGGCCAAATGGTCTCCAGAGCTTGGTCAAGACCTGAACGCATACCACAACTTGGATGCAGAGGTTGAGCTTACTTCAATTCTCTCCGAGCAGATTGCTCTTGAGATTGACCGTGAGATCCTCAATGACCTCATTCAGGGCGCAACAGCCGGTACATACTACTGGTCGCGTTCTCCTGGTCTGTTCGTCAACCGCGTAACTGGTGCAGAGGTCGGCGCTACTGCTGCTGCTCCTGACTTCACCGGTACTGTGAGCGAGTGGTACGAGACTCTGATTGAGACAATGAATGATGTCTCCGCTCAGATCCATCGTAAGACTCTCCGTGGTGGGGCTAACTTCATCGTGACATCACCTGAAGTTGCTAACATCCTTGAGTTCACCGCTGGTTTCCGTGCTTCCGTTACTGTTGATTCAGATAGTGGAACTGTTGGTGCTGTTAAGACTGGTAGCCTTTCTAAGAAGTGGGATGTCTATGTTGACCCCTACTTCCCACGAAATGTGGTCCTCGTTGGCCGTAAGGGTGGATCTTTCCTCGAAAGTGGATATGTCTACGCTCCTTATGTGCCTCTGCAAGTCACTCCTACCATCTTTGGTACTGAAGACTTCGTGCCCCGCAAGGGTGTGATGACTCGGTACGCCAAGAAGATGGTGCGACCTGATATGTATGGACTCGTTATCGTCCGTGGTCTACTCGGTGAGTCTGGCGCTAGCTAATAGCTAACCCGTCTTGCTAAAAGACAAGCCCTGCTTTCTGAAAAGAAAGTGGGGCTTTTTATTCTTTTTAAAATCTAGCAGACTATTTACAAGAGAAGACAGGGCGAAAGGCCCTTGAAACATTTACAGTTAACAGGAGATTATTAACATGGCTAAATCAGGAAGAGCATTTGCTGATAGAAAAAAGATTGTTGCGCTGACAACCACTGCAACCTCGATACAGCCCGCCGCATGCGGTACTGTTTTTATGTTGGACGGCACTGACTACGGTGCAGATGTAACTCATTCATTACCACATCCAAGCGAAGCCGGCAAAGGTTGGTGGTGTAAATTTATTGTTAAAACGGCCGTCTTGGACGCCGGCGGTGACGACTGTATTATTAAGGTGCGGAACGCCGGACTTGCTACTTTTGCAGATGACCTTGTGGTTATATTGGTTTCTGAAGCCGAAGCCGCGGCCGGCCAAAACTTACAAGACGCAGACGCAGATTTCATCACAGTTAAAGGTGAAGCGAAAGGCGGAACTAATTATGAATTTATTTGTGATGGAAACAAATATTATGTATCTGGTCTATCCTTCGATGTTAGCGCCGACGCTGCCGTAGATACCTAAGATTTACTGATAATCGCACACAAGCAAACCCCCTTCCAAACGGTTGGGGGTTTTGTTTTTTATAGAACTATTTACTACAAACCACTGGAGGTATTGTGGGAAAAAGAAGAAAGCGTTTAACAATGGCCAAATATGCCAAGAAGTACGCAGCAGTAAGAGAGGCCGTTTTTGGCAAGAAAGAAGAAGAGATGCCTGTTCTTCCAGTCGTGTCCATTGAAGAACCGAAAGTTGAAGAAGTTGTTGAAGAGCCGAAAGTAGAGGTGAAGATAGTTCCCAAGCCAAAGGCAAAAAAGGCCCCGGCCAAAAAGAAAACTTCTACCAAAACAAAAGCAAAGTCAAAAACAAAAAAGACTACAGTAAAAAAAACATCGAGGAAGAAGAAATGAGTGATTTCGATTTCATAGAACATTATGGGGATAGCGAGGAAGTAAAAGGAGAAGAGCAACTTGATGAAAATGAAGTTATCTCCTCTTTGAATTGTGCCGTTATCGGCATCGGTGGAGGCGGAGGCAAGATGGCAAAAGCTTTTCTTGACATCGGCTTCAACAAAACTTTACTTGTAAACACAACAGCCAAGGACATTCCAGAAGGAGTAGAGGAGAAGCATGTTGTGTTGATTCCAGATGCAGATGGAATCGGAAAAGATGTAGATCTTGGCAAAACAATCTTTGCAGACAACGGCGCCGTCGTCGAAGACGCTCTAAGAACAAAGCTCGGAAATGTTGACTGGCTATTCGTTCTTGCTGGTGGCGGCGGAGGCACTGGAAGTGCTTCTGTGTCTTTGCACGGTGTATTTGAGCGCTATCTAAAATCAGTCAGCGCTGGGGGCTCTATCGTATATGTTGTCTCTCAGCCGTCCGCACAGGAGGCACTGAACTCAACTATTAGCAAGAACGCTGCTTCCCTTTTAAAGGATGTTTCTAAGCACGCTCACATCATTCTAGACAACGAGAGGCAAGTGAAGCTGCTGAGAGGCAAGGTGGGCATGCTAGGCATGTTCCCGTTCGCTAATACGGCATTTGCCAAGCTGATGTCTCAAGTGCTTAAGTTGTCTTCAGAGCAATCATCTATTCAGTCGTTTGACTCAAAGGACTTGGAGAGGTGCTTGAATACAAAGAAGAGAATGTTCATCGGCTCTACTATCGTTGCAGACCCAAAAGATCCAAACCTTGGCGCAACAATCTTTCAGAATTGCCTGAAACGATCTCCCTGTCCTCTTCCGAAAGGAAAACCATCCACGGGCTCTATGCTTTTGGTGGTGACAGAAGAGATGGCAAGCGATCCCGACATAAGCAAGCACTTGGATGCAGCGATTTCATATGTCGGGGGAAGAACGGATACATTATTTGCTGGCGTGTATGTAAAAGAAAACTTACCAGGATTGGTCGCCATACTGACGATGAACGGCTTAGATTAAAAAAATCAAGCCTGCTAACCAGTCATAGTCTGGGGTTTTGTTCTGTGGGGAACTATTTACTAGTGAATGGGAGAACTAATGAATGGCAAGTACAATTACACCAGCACCACTAACCGTAATCATAGCCGAGCAGATTACTCTGAATGGCACACCATATGGGGCAAAAACCCGGTATACCGTTGATAATATAACTGAAATCTCAAAAAGAATAGTTACGACGAATGGCACAGGATCCACGGAGATACTTCGGTTTCATCCCTCGGCCTCTGCCGGACAATTTATAAATACTGATGTTAGATATGTAAGAATAACTAACTTGGATAATGCTAATTACGCAACTTTGAGATTCGTAGGTGCTAGCGCAACAGATTATGCATTCAGGTTGGATCCCACTGGATCTCATGTTATAACGACTTCTCAGCCCAGTGGCTCGTCTAATGCAGGCGTTACCAGCTATGCAGATATTACTGGCGTATCATTAACAAACCTGCAAACCATATCGGCTATTGCCAACTCCGCCTCGGTAGATTTAGAATTATTTGTAGCAAGCATATAAGGAGAAATGAATGGCTAAACCAACACTATCCCCAGCTTCTACAACAAGCACCGTGGTTTTGACATCCACAGGCAGTATTGATATAACTGGCAACGGCGCGGGGAATCCGACTCATTATCCATTCGGTCTTTATGTTGATGCCGATTCTGACCTTTATGATGTAAACTTCACCAACGGCGCATCGGATCAGGTTGCTTTCACCTATAAGAAATTAGGCGGAGACATTCTTGATATTGAGCTTACAGTTGGAAACATTTATGCTGCTTACGAGGAAGCAGTTCTAGAATATTCTTATCAGATCAATATCCATCAAGCTAAAAATGTTCTTTCTGATTTGCTAGGATTTGCTACCGGAACTTTTGATCATGATGGCCAAATGATAGGAGGAGACGCCGAAGGAGCGCCTGTTAATTTATCATATCCGAGATTTGAATTTAGATACGCTAGAAGAGTTGCAGATGGATTTGCTGAAGAGGCGGGATTCGGCGGCAATGTGACGATGTATTCTGCGTCCTTTTCTCTAACAGGCGCAGTTCAAGATTATGATTTACAAACTATTATTTCAAGATCCGCGCAGAACAACAAAGGAGAAGCCACAGATGATGCCGTTCCGTATGCCGGACTTGTTGGTAACAATAAGGTAAGAATTGATAGAGTTTATTTTAAAACTCCTCAATCAATGTGGCGCTTTTATGGCTACTATGGCGGACTCAATGTCGTCGGAAACTTAAACTACTATGGCCAGTTCTCGGACGACACAACCTTTGAGATAATTCCGTCTTGGCACAACAAACTTCAGGCCATGGCATATGAAGATCATCTTTGGACGAGATTATCTCACTACTCTTATGAGATCAAAAACAATAAGCTTCGCATTTTCCCAATCCCAGATGGGCATGTTAAACATTTGTGGGTTGATTTTACAATAGAGAACGATCCGTGGACCGAGGAGGATGATAGAAAGTTTGGTGTCGACGGCATAAACAATATGAATACTTTGCCTTTCGATAATGTGCCATACAAGAACATTAATGCCATTGGCAAGCAGTGGATTAGAAACTATGCTTTAGCGCTTTCTAAGGAGGTCCTAGGGCAAGTTAGAGGCAAGTTCGGGTCCATACCCATTCCAGGCGAGAGCGTCACTCTAAACTCTGCTGATTTGCTCGGACAGGCAAAAGCAGAACAAGACGCATTAAAAGAAGAGTTGAAGACAATACTTGATGAAATGACTTACAAGGCCCTCGCAGAAAAAGATGCTGCAATGATTACCGCAATAGACACAGTGCAGCAGGAAATTCCACTAATGATTTATCAGGGATAAAGGGGGGATCGATAAGTGAGCCACGATGAATGGAAACAGCCTGACGCGCCACCACCACCGCTTTTTCTTGGCAAGAAAGAGAGAGATCTTGTCAAGCAGGTCAATGATGAGTTGATTGAGCGAGTTATCGGACAGACGGTTATATATTATCCGCTTGATATAGGCCGTACCGATTATCACGATCTCTACGGCGAGGCAATTAAAAAAACTTTTCTTCCCCCCGTGAGAGTGCATGCCCTTGTTGAGTTCGATGGCATCACAACAAAGTATAATACCAACATCGGATTAGATAAAGATGCCAGCATTACTATTCATTTTCATAAGCGGAGATTGACAGAAGATCAAGATCTTTATGTTCGTGAGGGGGATTTTGTGTTGTACGGAGATATTTACTATGAGATAGTTACACTGGGAGAACCGAAACAATTGTTTGGGCAAATAGATCATAGGCTTGAGATCTCGGCCAAGTGTATTAGAGCAAGAGAGGGACTATTCGATGCCACCTGATTTTTCATATACAGAAATAGAGGGAGCAAGCGAGAATCTCGGAGAAGTTCAATTCATGCCCTCCACTTTGGAAACCATTGATCGCGCTATCTTTAAGTTTGTTGACGAGGGGCTGAATCTTCATGTTGACACCAACAAAGGTTGGAAAAAGGTTTCATTCATATGGGTATCCGCCGAGAGAGCATTTCAGATTAAGGACAATAAAGACTTAAGAGACTCGCAAGGGGTTCTTAAGTTGCCGCTGGCGACCATTGAAAGAACATCAGTAACCAAAGATCCAGCTTTTAAGGGAACTTTTCAAGCACATATTCCGGATTCGGGAAAAGTAAAGAGGCTAGCCATTCCCGCTGGTAGAGTTATAAAACAGGATAAGACATCAAACTTTAAAAATGCATGGTCGGCAAGACAACATGGAGATCCATCAAATACAACTGTCGGCCATGGCCAAGTTAATTTTCCAGCCTCCAACAAAGAAAGGATTGTATATCAAACGCTCTATTTGCCGGTACCGGTTTATGTTAAAGTAATATATTCTGTCAAAATTAAGACAGAATACTTGCAACAGATGAATGATGTTTTTCAGCCTTTTATAACGAAGACTGGACAAATGAATAATTTTTTCATTTCTCACGAAGGCCATCGATTTGAGGGGTTTGTGGAAGGAGATTTTGCTCAATCAAACAATATTGCTGAAATGGGCGAAGAAGAAAGGAGTTATGAAACTGAAATACAATTACGAATTTTGGGATATTTGATGGGCGAAGGTCCAAACGATGAAAGGCCTAAAATTTCTATAACGGAAAATGTTGTAGATGTCAAGATTCCCAGAGAAAAGGTTATTGTTGGAGATATTAACACTTTCTTGAAAGAGAGTGCGGAGGGCAAAGGATTTTACCGCGAGTAAAAGGATTTTGCCTCCCAACAATACTATTTATAAAGTGAAAAGCTGCAAAAGTTTTAAGGAGATTTAGATAATGGCAATAGCAGACGCTAAAAAATTCAGATTTGTATCGCCCGGGATATTCATCGACGAAGTTGATCAATCACAGATTCCTGCTTTACCAGAAGCAGTCGGGCCAGTAATCATCGGTAGGGCAGAAAAAGGCCCAGGCATGATTCCGGTAAAGATTAATTCTTTTTCAGAATTCGTTGAAACATTTGGATATCCAATTCCAGGCAACGGAGGTTCCGATGATGTTTGGCGAGATGGAAATTATTCTTCGCCAACATATGGCGCATACGCTGCACAGGCTTATTTAAGGGCCGGCGTTGCTCCCATTACCTATGTACGGCTGGTGGGAACACAGCATGCTGATGCGACAACTAGCCCAGATGGTAGGGCCGGCTGGAAAACAACGGATACTCCTGATGCGACTCTTGCTGATAATGGCGGCCCTTATGGATTGTTTGTTTGGCCTTCTGCTTCTTTTAACTCGGGCCCACAGCGTGGCGCCCTTGCTGCGGTTTGGTATTGCCACGAAGGAGTGGTACCTGTCTTATCGGGAGCAATGCCTTCAACACAGGAACACGAAGGCACTGCTGGAGTTATCAAGTCTAATTCGAAGGGCGAATTTAAGGTTCGGATACTGAGAGGCGCCAGCGAGACTGAAGACGAAAATGTTACATTTAGTTTGAGCCCTAGCAGCGACAACTTTATTCGAAAAGCTTTTAATACAAACCCATTGCTTGTTAACGGTACAATTGAGAGTTCAACTAGTCGAAAATATTATTGGCTTGGCGAAACATATGAGCGAGAGCTTACTGATCTGAGTTTGAACACCTCGACCGGCCGCTATGGAGCTATTTTTGCTTTGGTCTCAGGCTCTAGCGAATATGGCAACCATGACAAGAAACAGACTTACCGTGATGCACATACAGGATGGTTCTTCCAACAAAACCTCAGCGCTGCTACAGCTAGCTATGAATATGACAGCATGCAGAAATTGTTTAAATTTGTTGGCATTAACGGCCATGGACAGTGGCTACAAAATAATGTTAAAATTTCTATCTCTAATATTAAGGCTCCGTCAAACGACAATGTTAAATATGGTACATTTGATGTTGTAATCAGAAAAGCACAAGATGCTGACCACTCCCCAGTCGTATTGGAGAGATATTCCGCTTGTAACTTGGATCCGTCATCGCCAGATTATATCGGCAGAAAGATCGGAGATTTGAAACAAGTTTACGATAGCACAGAAAATAGATATCGAGAGTTCGGCACTTATGCAAATAAGTCTCGATATGTTCGTGTACACATACATGATGATATTGTCAATGGCGGCGGCAATGCGGAGTGGCTACCATTTGGTGTATATGGGCCTCCGACATTTCCGAAATTTGATTTTAAAAGTGGTTCGGCCGGCGAGGGAACAGGCCATGCCTCTACAACATCATATGCGCTTGGATCCGGCTCAATAGCGAAGTCGCTTGTCGCAGTCGCCGCGGCCTCCAAGGTCGACATCAGTTTAGGTCGTTTTGTCTCTGTCGGCATGGACGCCGTGGTGAATGCGAGCGCGCTGAAGTTTGGACCCGCGGCAATTACTGGCTCTGCCATCGCACTGCGACAGTCTGCCAGCGACGACGGTGCCACAGCACAAAAAAATGCCTACTTTGGCTTGCATAGTGGTAAATCGAAGTCTAATACGGTTCATGATCCTGGTTATGGTGATTATTTGAGGGCATTCGCCAACAACATTATTTCCAACAGCGACTGGTCAGATGACTTCGGCCTGAGCGCGCTACCGGGCAGCCTTGAGTATCAGTGGAAGTTCTCGCTTGATGAGGTTATTCCGGTTACTGGCTCGAACTTTACAGGAAGCTCTCCCACTACTGGCATTACAGATGCTGGATGGGTTTCCGGCTCATATAAGGGCGGCAACTCTTGGAATGCTACAAACTCTATTGGGCTTGGGAATGCACGCTATAAGAACATTCTTGACTCTAAGGTTAATCGATTTACCTCTCCGATGTTTGGTGGCTTTGATGCGCTGGACATTACTGAAAGAGATCCTTTCCGTAATACAAGAATTGATGACACTGAAACCGAAACAGGAAACTATACTTACAACACTATCAAGAGAGCAATCAATACAGTCGCAGACCCAGAAGTCGTTGAGTGTAATATAATGTCAATGCCTGGCCTTACAAACGAAAGCTTGACGAAGTATATGATTGATATATGCGAAGAGAGAGCAGACGCACTAGCAGTCATTGATCTTAAGGGCGGCTTTACCCCGCGCCACGAATCAAGTGATAGCGTCTCGGATAGGAAGGGCAATATTGATACTGTTCTTACCAACTTGAAAGATCGAAACCTTAACAACAGCTATGGTTGCACCTACTATCCATGGGTGCAAATTAGAGATGACAACACCAATACTCTTCTCTATGCTCCGCCATCTGTCGTCGCACTAGGTGTTCTTGCCAATACTGAGAAGACATCCGATGTCTGGTTCGCGCCAGCAGGCTTCCAACGAGGTGGCTTGTCCCAAGGCGCTGGCGGAATTGTGGTAACTCGGGTTGAGACAAAATTAACATCTCGCAACCGCGACGATCTTTATGATATCAATATCAACCCGATTGCTAGCTTCCCAGCAGAAGGAATCGTTGTTTTCGGGCAGAAGACGCTCCAAGCTACCCATTCTGCTTTGGATAGAATTAATGTTCGACGATTGTTGATTTACGCCAAGAGGGGTATTTCTCAGATTGCATCAACGACATTGTTCCAACCAAATGTCCGCGACACTTGGAACGCGTTTAAGGGTAGGGCAGAGAACTTCCTATCTGATGTCAAGGTCCGATTCGGTGTTGATGACTTCAAGATTATTCTTGATGAGACCACAACCACGCCAGACTTGATCGACCGCAACATCATGTATGCTAAGATCTTTATCAAGCCAACCCGTGCTATCGAGTTCATCGCAATCGACTTTATCATCACAAGGTCAGGAGCTTCGTTCGAAGACTAGCGAAAACAAGGGGGCTTTTTCGCCCCCGACACTATTTATTTATGACAGGAATTAAGGAGAAAGCATAAGATGACGATTCAAGGCGGAAATAAGGGCACCTTCTGGACCCAATCTCCAGCAAAAGATCCAAAAAGAGCTTTTAGGTTTAAGGTTCAGTTTGGGCAGTCTGGGGTTCTGTGGTATGCAAAGACATCTAATCGTCCTCAGCTTTCGTTTACCGAGGCGTCACACCAATACTTGAACCACACTTATTACTGGCCGGCCAGAGCAGAGTGGAATGAGGTTACAATAACATTTATTGATCCTGTCGAGCCAGATCTTGCGGGTGATCTTGTTGAATCGCTTTCAAATGCTGGTTATCGTATTCCTGCTGGCACCGATGATAATCAATTTTCTTCTATGTCTAAAGCAGGAGCAACACAAGCCCTTGGGCCATCTGCTGATTCAAATGATGTTCAAATTTTCATGATTGATGAGGGCGGAAACGAACTTGAACAATGGACGCTTAAACATGCTTGGATTAAGACAGTAGAATTCAGCGAATTAAGCTATGAAGATGACGGTATGTCAACCGTTACAGTTACTTTCCGATACGACTGGGCGCAGTTTGAGAGCATGAGAGACGGCGCCACAACTAAGGGCCCTTTCTTTAGCGTGGGCAGGTAGGCCTCCCAATGGCTACTGGTTTCTGGACTTCTGATGCATATCACGATATTGCACTGCAATATCGCTTTCGTGTTATGATTACCGGCACATCCTTGCCGGAGGATTTTGTTTGGTATGCTAAGGCAATAGATAAACCGCAGGTTGACATTGCAGCTTTGGCCAAAGGTGAATTTTATTTGGGCTCCAGACTGCCAGACACTCGCCCAGCAGAAATAGCTACTTTTCAGCCATTAACGATGACACTGGTTAATCCAGTGCAGCCTAATGCGACGGAAGAGCTTTTAAAAGTTCTTCAAGCCGGTACAGACACAACCACCGGTGGTA